GCAGACTTGGCAACCTTATCCCTCACTTTGCGGATGGAGGACATGAGTTGATCCTCAGACACTTGCTGCCTTTGTAACGTCTCTGTCTTCCTTAGAGCAGGAGAGAACTCCATACGCATTGCATGAATTTCATCTGTAAGACGGGCTATAGACTCAATTAGCTTATTCAGTGTATTTTCTTCTTGCATTCTGATTTACGTTTCAATAGTATTGGTAACAGTCGTAAACATCGTAAATAACGTATCAGTGTGAGCACTTTACGCATTAGTAAACTGCGTGTCAATCTTTTTTTTCAACAAGGAGCAGAATGGCAGGAGGAAGGGGTAAATATGAGTGGTTGTGGTATGACCCATCCAGAGAGCAGTACCGTGCTCTGATCTATATCAACGGGGTCAGGAAGAGACCCAAGTTGATGACACGGAAAGAGGAACTGTCTCTGATTGAGAACGGGGCAGAGGATTGGGAGATTGAGAAGATCCTGAACGAGAGGTATAAAGAGATCCTAGATCAGTATGTCAACCCTGCAGAGGGGATGACCCTGAATGCTCTCTTGAATGACTACTGGACCCTGCATCTCAGTAATGAGAAACACGGTGCTCAGTATGAGCTTTACCATAATTTCTGGAGGAAGCAGTTAGGAAAGAGACTGATCCAGGAGATTAAGAAGGGAGACATTGCAGTAGCCAGAGACACACTGAAGGACCGTGCTCCCTCCACTAAGAACAAGTATGTCTACAGTCTCAGTTCTGTCTTTGAGTTTGCAGTCGAGAGAGATTGGTTAGAAGACAACCCTTGCAGACGGGTCAAGTCCCTCAAGGTGAAAAATGAACGAGACCGATGGTTGTCCACAGAAGAGTTGGACAGACTGTATGAGGAGTGTAAGAACTCCAACAACCCACATCTTTATCTGGCAGTCAGGATATCCATCCAGACAGGGTGCAGACGGGGGGAACTGTTTCCTAAGAAGTCCTATAAGAAGGACAAAGAGGGCAGACCCCTCAGAGACCCACAGAAGGTCTTTGACAGTTATGTGGGAGGGTTGAAGTGGGAGAACGTGGACCTAGATAAAGGTCTGCTCCTGCTCACCCACACCAAGACAGGACTGAACCGCAAGGTTGCAGTCACAGGAGATGCTCTCGATATGCTCAGAGACCTCTCCAAGACACCCTGCATCCACGGATATGTATTCCACATAAACGGTGTACCCGTGGCAGGGCAGACTCCATTGAGGGAGTCTTTTGAACGAGCGTGTCAACGTGCAGGTCTGGAAGACTTTCACTGGCACGATCTCAGGCATTGTTGTGCATCCTATCTTGCCCAGAGTAAGGCAACCGATCTGGAGATTGCTATCCAGTTAGGTCACTCCGGGACAGATCTGGTGAAACGCTATGCCCACTTGAGGGAGGACAACTCCCTGAACCTTGTCGAGAAGATCGAAAGGAGAACAGGTAAATTATGAAAACACAAAGAGGTGTTATAGGTAAGTGGTCAAGAAGTAATCAGTTAGTCTATTTTGGACAAACATTTTGGGGGGAAAAATGAAATGGATTAATTGCCGTGGAGGTTTTGTTCATTACCATCCACCACCCAAATATTTAATTACAGATTCGGCCCCAAAGGGTTCAAGTATTAATTACGCCTATACACTTAGGCGTAGGAAAAAATCTACTACGCAGTACCACCCACCACCAGATAAATGAAAGCAAAAACAGAAGAGTCCATAGCACTAGGATTACGTCTAAAGGAAGCCAGAAACAGAACTGGACTGAATCAGGCAGAATTCGCAGAAAAGATAGGAGTTGCCCGTGACACAATCTCAAGGGCAGAGGTGGGAGCACAATCTCCCACAGAAAAATTATTAAGAAAGATCACAGAAGTTCATGGTATTGACTTTGTGTGGTTACTGACAGGAGATACTTCATCAAGAGAAAAGGAGGAGTATGACACACTAAAAGAAAAGTATGAGAACCAGGTAAAAACTATTACAGAGCAAAAAGCAACCATTGCTGCTCTGGAGAAAACAATAACGATTTTGGCAACACAACTTAGAGGATCTTCTAATGACGAAAGGAGTAGTTAGCTTAAAAAAGAAGATTCAGAAGACATCAAATAAGATTGAAGAGCAGGATGAGAAAATCCAATCTTTAATCTATGTGGTCAACCTTCTGATGGGGGAGATCAGTTCCAAAACTGGTCTCAAAAATGGAAGTGTTTCGCAATAAGTGTGTAATTACAGATACATGGAAGTGTCGCACACTCCCTCCTAAATCTTGCGTGTCTACCAATTCCACCACTCTCGCAAAAGAGAAATACCGTGGGATTTCAGTCAGATACCCTGATCACAGGGTGTGAAACTAAACTGGTCCCATACTGGTCCCAAAGTCAAATGGACCAGTTTTGGGACTATCTCAGTCCCAAATGCAGTCCCAGAATTACTCTGGCAACCCCGGTGTATATCGAACCTTACCCTTGACCCTGGATGCAGTAAGAACCTCCATCTTGTTGTCTTGGTCCAATGAGTCATAACTGACATGGACCCAACCTGAATTTGGCCCCTTCTTAGGGTCATAGAACTCCAAAATTAATTGTGAAAAACGGAGATTGTCTCTGATCCAGACCGCAAGTTCAAGGTTGGATATTTCTTCAGAGATCACCTCAAAATCTGCTGCAGCCTTGGTAAAACTGCAACAATGATCTGAGGTGTCTGACCCCCCTGCAATTTCATTCACTTCGGGATTTCTGAAACAACTCGAAACACGAACCCGTCCAAAGTGATCTCTCACAGGCTGAAGCACGTTCTGTGTCAGAGCAGTCATGTTCACCAGTGCTTGAGGTGGTGGATTAAACTGTTCTTCTATTCCGTGCCTGACTGCGATGGTTGAAGCAACCAATTCTTTCAGAGAAAAATTCTTGGACAGGTTCATATTACTATCCCTTGATAAGATCCAAGACGGATTTGTGACCATGAGAGTTGTCACCGTCCACAGCACTGTCAAGTGCTTCTCGTACTTCTTTGGGAAGTTTATCAAGATGTGGTTCTAGGTGTTCTGCTGCTAACGATTGTGCTTTATCAGCGACAATATCTTTCAGCATGTTAGCCACGAATGGCAGGACCAGATTGAGCATAACTTCTTCCTTTCTTTGTTTGGGGTTAATGAAGTCATAAAAAGTCTCAATTATTTTTGTTAAGTTCATTGTTTACCTCCTCCTTCTTCTCATCGTTACTATCAGAGGTGTCTGACTTGGGATCTCCATACATGAAAGATCCAATTTGTGAAATCAGAACCGTGAGTGCTCCGATCACGGATACCAAAAGTGTAGATGTTTTGTCATCCATCTGAATAGGTTGATACATCAAACTATAGATGGTGAACCCATACAGACCCAAGATCAGGATTGCTAAGAGAAACCTAAAAGATGCTCTTCTGAGAACAATTTTCTCTGTAACAGTAAACTCACGTTTACCATTTGCTTTGGGTGGGTCTGTCTCTGTAATTTTTTCTATGGTTTTAGCCATTTCTACCTCCAATCCTTCCTGCAATCACATATTCTTTTAAACTCTCAACCTCCCTCTCCACATTCTGCATCCTAGTATCCAACTGACCAATGGCAGTCTTCACCTCAATCCAATCTGTTTTATCCAGTGATTCTCTGACTAGATCCTCAAACTTGTCTGTGAGTTTGATACGGTCTTGTCGAGCCTGATTCTCAGTTCTATAGAACCACATACCCAGAATGATCAACATTGCTCCCACAATACCCTGACCCATAATCATGTCCACCAGTTGATTAGGCAGTTCGTTGATACCAGAGCTTTGTGGTTGCACCACACTAAACTGGTGGTACTGAGGTTCAGGTGGTACTTGCATTTGTTGCATAGTTTGCTGTGCCTTCGTCATGTGATGACCCATCCCGTATGCAGTACCTATGAGGAAAATGCCTGTCAGTATTAGTTTTCTCATACGACTCTCTCGATGTCTGTCTGTGCTTGCTCTTTCAGACCTTTGATCTTTCTGTCTCTCGTACCCATCTGATCTCCACCCTGATCCATAAAACTCATCTGAAAGTCACGGAGATAGGTCATAGTGGGGTCCACAGGCTTGCCCAAAAGAATACTGAGTTGGATCTTTTGAGGTAAGGTCATGTCAGGTTCTCCATTTGCCAGACCCTTAAATATTTCACCCTGTATGTTTTGGAAAAATTCTGGATAAACAGAAACTATTGCTTCACGGTGCTCAGAAGTCAGTGTCCCATTTATTAAATGACCAAAGATTTTTAGAGGCTCATTTACAATTTCTGAATACCTCATAAATTTTGCTAATTCTGCAGGGTTTGGCGTATAAGGTTTTTCTGGTAAAACTAACTGTAAATTTGCAGATGGGTCTTTAGGTAGTTTTGAATGTAGAAAATTTACACCTCTTGCTAAGGACTGCATCACTGCACCCTGCACTGCAGTGTTACCTTTCATTGTTGGCATTGACTGCTCAATGCTTGCAAACAAAGAGTCTTGATTCGTCATCACCTCATTCAGATCTTTTCTCATTTTCTCAAAGTTTTTCATTTGAGACTTCATGCTTACTCGATCTGGATAAGTTCTACCTGCTACAACCGGGACTCCTTTCAAAGTCCCTTTCATCAAACCTTTTACTGCTTTTGTCATGATGCTTTGAGTTCTGGATATATTTCCCAAAGCACCTGTCATGTCTAAAATGTTGTCCAGAGTCCTAGCAGCAATTAGTTCTCCTTTGTCCCTTGCCATTTTTCGGAGCAACATACCTGTCATCAAACCTGCAGTACCACCACCTATGCTTCCCAGAATGGACTCTCCTGCAGCAATACCTCCTGCTCCCAGACCTGCACCTAAGTTCATTGATGTCAGACCAAACGTATTGTTGACTGCATCTCTACGCACAGATGCAGACATGAGCATCTCTAAGTCTCTAAGATCACCATAGTCATTTTTGAGTTGTTTGAATGTTTCAAAGAGTGCTTTGTCTGGGTTATTTATCAGACTTTGCTCCACACGTTCCAAAACATTCTCAGACTCCTCTCTGAGCACCTTAGACATAGATCCATAGATTCGGTCCATCCCATCAGAAACTGATGTTCCAGGCATGGGTTTAGTCCAGTTCTTGAGCTTGGAATACAGACGTTTCTGTGTCTCTAATCCAAAGAAATCTTGGTCAGGAAGTTTTCTGATCTCATCAATCTCTTTGTCTGCTTTATTGATCAGATTCTTTACTGCTTTTGGTAATTGATTTTCTGGTATGAGTTCACCAGAAGGATCTTTAAACTGTGCTCTGATCTCTAACTTCATTCGGTCTGCTAGATCACTGGTATTGACTAGGAAGTTGTCACCTTGAACCTTTCTGACCTCTTTCAAAACATCGTTGAGCTTCTGACCTGTCTGGGGTATTAGACTGTCCTGAAGTGTGTTCAGAATGTTTTCATGATCTGAAAGAGATTTGATTGCACCTTGTTGTTGGAGTTCTCTCATCCTTCTACCAATCTGACCAACTCTCTCCCGATTCATTCCATAACGGGTCAGTTTGTTGTATTCAGGAGTTCTTGCACCTGTAGATCTGAAGTAAAGGTAATCTGCCAGAGACTTGCCCTTACCCCCAACAAAAGAAAGAGATCGAGATAACAGACCAGAAATACCACCTATTGCACTTCCAAACCCAGATCCTGCTATAATTTGCTCTGCAGACAGGTTTGGTTTTTCATTTAAGATAGACTCAGAGACTGCCATTGGTGTGGTTGCAATGGCACCCTCGACTGCTCCAGAAGCAATACCTCCAGTAATCTTACCTTTGAGTCTGCTCTTGACTAAGGAACTACCAATAGCCATTGCTCCACCCACAGGTGTGAAGCGTGGCAGAACCGCAAGAGCTTCACCTGTTAAGTTAAAACCAGGATTTGCATCACGATAGGCTTTGATAGCATCTGCAGGAATACCTGCATCTGTCAGAAGTTTGTCTGAGTATCCGAATGAGAGGGATCTCAGAAAACCAAGTGCTAGAGAAGTTCCAGGTCTTTTAGAAGCAAATGACCTAAGTTTTGCCAACTCAACATCTTTTGCCCCTGCATACTGATACCCATCTCTTAGTGCTAAATGTCCATCAGTGGCAGGTATCTCAAAGACATCACCAGTGTCATCTTTGATGTGTACTTTGTCACCTTGGAGAAAAGAATGACTGCCACTCAAAACTAATTGAGCAACTTCATTATCAGGAACAGTTCTGACTTCCTCTGTCTCGTAATCGTAAAGTCTTGCCATTATTGACTTATGTTGCCTACTTTTTGTGCCTTAGAAGCATCAAATCTTCGTTTTTTCTGTGTCCCTTGTTGGTTTTGTTGACCTCTAGTTCTGATGTTTACAACGTCATTTCTGACTAAAGAATCTCTGTAAGTTCTTCTCATTTCATTTTGCAGGTTTTTTAGACCAGAGACATAAGTTCCAAATGCCAAATCTTTGACATCAGGATCTCCCACAATACGGTCAATAATGACAACCTCAGTACCTGTCAGGTTTGCCCCTGCTTGTGCAATCTCTCTTTGGTAATAACTCTTTAACAATGCGTGTAACTGTCTTACTTTTTTACCTGCTTCAGTAACACTAATTTTTGCTTGGACGGGTTGTGCTTCTGCTATATCAATAAGTTGTTCTATCAAACCTTTATTTGATTCTTTGTAAGAGACCAACCTTTTGTAATCATCATCCATAAGATCGTAATAGGCAGGATTTGAATCTGGATTACCCATGATCTTCATATAACCACCTATAAAAGTATTAAAATTTTCAAACACTTTTAATATTTTTTCTTTAGACATTGATTCACCAAACTCACCCACTTGATTACCTACAAGTTTTACAGTTCTCAAACGTCTAAGTTCATCTTGAGATAATCTGTTTTTAGCTAGGGCAGCATCGTAAGCAAGTCTTGCTTCTTCTTTTTGTTGTTTGAGTCTCTTATCATCTAATTCCAAACCTGCAATGGTGGTTTGACGTTCAAACAATCTGTCTGCTTCTGCATACAGTTCTGCTTTTCTTTGTGCCAAAATTTCATTCTGTGTAAGCAAAGAAGTCCTCTGTCTTTCTAACTGCTCTTTCTGGATAGCAAGGTCATCATCGATTGCTTTGTTAATAATATTTAGTGCAAAGTTGGGTGTGCCTGTCATTGCACTAGCATAAGCTCCCAAACCTGCAGCAATGGCTGCAAGAAACTTACGTCCAGTGTCTTCTTTGCCAAAAAAAGGTTGGATCTTACCCTCTGAGATCTGCAGTAATTTTTCGTTGTTTGCTTTGATTTCTTCATTAATGTCTTGGAGTGCAGTCACATCAAGACCATCCTCAAACATGAACTCAGTTTCTGCGATTTCAATCACTGCATTCGCAGCATCCTCATCCTCAATGATCTGCTTAACACCTGACTCATTTGTGACTTTGGTTACAGTAGTGTCTTCAGTTGTGTCAGTTGGTGTTGTAGTTGGCGAGACTGCAGGTTTTTGAAGATCAGTGGCTTCTCTTATAGCTATATCTGCTATTTGTTCTGGTACTGCACCACCTTGAGTGGGATCAGGACCTCCAGGTAATATAAAGTTTTTGACACCATCTATAGTTTTATCAATCAGTGTTTGATCAACATCTTTTTTTTGTTCTTCTGGCAGATTTTTTATAACCTCATTGACTGCCTTCTTAATATTTTCATTTTCAGTAAAAGGTGGAGTAAACCCCAGTGTTTCTACTGCATTATTAAATGATGCTTTTGCTTCTGTCTGTAAACCTGACATTTCTTCAGATGACCTATACATAAGATCACCATCTTTACTAAGGGCATAGGGTAATCCTAAAGTGTAGAGTGTATTTTCAAAAACGTAGGTTGTTACAGGATCAGTCAATCCAATAAAGGTCTGGTCTGAACCAAGTAAAGGTCTTAAACCTGCACCTGGAAACTGTGTCTTTTTACTCTCTGCGGTATCTGTAGCAACAATTTCACCCTGACCTTCAAGCACCGTAGAAGGAGTAAGATCTGTTTGGTTTACTGTCTCAGCAACTGGTTCAGGTTGTAAGTTTTGTTGCAATGCAGACTTAATCGATTCATCTGTAAGTTCTAGGGTGTCCAAGTCTTGTTGGACAGTGTTTCTGACTATGGGTCTTTGTCTTGGGATGGGTTGTCTGTCAATCTTTGTCTCCTGCACAATATCTGCAGGTTTCAGGTCCATTGCAGTCTGGGGTTCAGTCTGTGGCTGAGTATCAGTCGCATCTACTACCTTTCCATCCTCTACAATAATAAATCTGGGAATGTTACGAGCAGACTCTGCACCTGTGCTCTGTACCAGATTTAAAAGAGATGTCTGGATTCCTCGTTTATTCAAAGTCTGCAGGATTTGATTGCCTGTCTGCCCACTTACATCAACAATTTCCTGTGCCATGTTTTTCCCTTACAATAGACCTGCGATAAATGTTGACATTCCTGAAATATATGCAGCCCTTTCTGCAGAATCTGCAGCATATCTGGATGCTCCTGCACTCATTTTTGCAATCTCTAATTGAACATCAGCATTTAACTGTGCAATTTTTTCTGCTGACTCAATCCCCAACTTTGCAAGTGCAGTTCTAACATCTGCATCCATCTCTGCGAGATCGATCTTTACTTCCAAACCTTCCAAAGCCATTTGGCCTTGGTACGCAGCCAAACCTAAAGCATCATCGAGTGCTCTGGACCTGAGTGCTAATTCTGCATTTGCTTTAGAAAGGGTGATGTCTTTCTCTAGGTTTGCTAATGCCACTGCAACGTCTATCCTGCCCTGTGCAAGTGCTCTCTGTCTCCGGGTGTCAAGGTTTGCCAACTCCACATCTCTGTCCAGACTAGCCTGAGTGATCACCCTCTGTAGGTTGGCTTGTTGGATGGAGAGGTTACGGACCTGATCCAGATCTGCTTGCTTAAATGCTTCTTGCTTCTTGGTCTCCAAGTTGACCATGGCAATCTGCAATTCCCGATCTCCTTGTTGCTTGTAAAGTTGAACCAGACGGTTCTCTGCATCAATCTGTTCTCTGGATCTGAGTTCTGCAGCCTGTCCTGAGAGGACTTGTGAGGTCTCTGCAAAGATGTTTCTGATCTGTCTTAGCTTGGCAGGGTCTGCAGTTCCTGCAGTTGCCCCCAGAAGACTTCTCAGGTTCTCTTCTGTGGCACGTTTAAGTTGTTGTTCTGCTACTGAAGATGCTTCTCCTCTAATTCTTCTTAATATATAATCTGCATATACTTCCTCACCTTCTACTACCTTATCAATTAAGTCCCTGTTTAGTTCTCCAACCTGCTCTAAAACTACTCTATCAGGAGCACCCACCTCACCTACTGCAACCTGATCTGCAGGAGCAACCTTACCTACTGTTGGTGCAGTTGCATCATCTACAGGGGCAGCCTGGATTGCAGTTCTAGCAAAGGCATCCACTTCTTCTGGAGTCAGAGTGAACCGTGCTTCTCTGACTGCAGTCTGCAACATAGAACCAAAGATGTTTCTCTGAGTGTCTTCACTGAGCCTATTGTAGTTTCCTAAACCTTGTGAGATCTGGTCATAAGTCAGGTTCTGAAGTGCAGTCTGGTCTAAGTTCTGAAATGCCCTGCCAATGTCATCAGACAGATTTTTGGTCTGCAGTTTAGATTCTTCAAAGGCAAGGATTTTCTTTTCGTCAAACTTCTTCCTGACTTCATCTTCAGGTAAATCTGCAAAGGAAAATTTATCTGGTTCTTGGAGCTTTAAGGTATCGAACTCTTGGTCTGTAGTGAGGGTATCAAATGCAGTTTCAAGTTGTGCTCTTTGAGTATCAATCCGTTGATTAGCAAGATCTGCATCTGCTTGAGATGAGTATTCTCTGCCTAACTTGTCGTAGTATTTGGGAGGTGGAGGTGGAGGGGGTCTGCGACTTTCAGAACTGTCACCTCCAGTATTTAAAGGTCTGCCAGTTACTGGATCAATTCCACGCTTAGATACTGTTTCAAAAGCATCATCTGCTCTTTGTTTTGCTTTTGCATCTTTTACTGATTGAGAATCTGGAGCTTGTGATTTTTCCTGTTCTTCACTTTCATCATCAACATCATAACTCCGAATCGGCCCCCCACCTACTCCAAACCCCTGAGTTCCAGGGATGGGTTCTCCAGACCCTCCTGCATCACGGAGCATCTGTGCTTCACCAGGATTGATAAAGGCCAGACCCTCACCTCTGGTTTGTTGTAGGAGTCTTGCAAGTCTCAGAAGTTCATCGTCTGTGAGACCACCGGGGTTCATTGGATTCATCATACTAATTTTTGTTGTGGTAGTTTCATGCCTGTGTCTCTGAGACCCACCTCCAACATCATATTGGAGACACTGTAGGACTGACCCACTTCAGGCTTTGCAGTCGCAGAGTCTTCTGTGTCCTCTATGGTAAATCTCAAGCACTCACATTTCTGTTTGCCCAAGTGCATTCTGAACTGGTATACCCCGTTTGCTAGATCTCCACTACTACCTGATGCAAAGGTCTGTGATGCAAAGGGGTTCTCCTCTGCAAACTTAGTCAGGAAGAGGTCACGGGAGTAGTTAAACGTGTGTGTCTCTCGAAAGAACGGTTCAAAGTCATACCCCACTTGGACCTTGAGGATATGGTCTGACTGATACTCTCCTAAGACAAATGCCTTACGGACCCTCTGCAGACCCTGTACTGCATCAGTCTTCAACCATGAGGTTGTAAGTTTGAGAGGATAGAAAGCACCGTCATCTGTGTAGGCAGACGATTGCTCCCACACAGACCCGTCTGTTCTGAGATAAGTGTAGTTTCCTGTCTTCTGCCAGACCGTTGCTCCATTGCCTTGGTGTGAGGTGAATATGGAGTATTTGTTGTAATAGTAGTCATAGCAGATGGTGTCACCATTACTGCAGAGGAACCTGACCTGATTCACATCCTGCAGGAGATCTGCAGAGGTGATGATGTTGGAGTTGAACCTCTCCACAGGTGCTCCAATGTAGACAGTCTCCAGAGAACGATTGAGCAGATAGATCCCTTTGTTGGACTTAAACAGGATGCCTTGAGGGATCAAGACTATAGATCTGGGGTCCACACACCCTGCATCTGAGGTGATCAGTTGTGCATCACTAAAATCATTGTTATCCCCGGTGGGTGTAGGTCCATTACCTGTGATGAGAAAGATCCTGTTATCCTCAAAGAGAATCAGTTTCTCGTCCATTTGCTGAATACCAGTAATGGACTTTGCTTCGTTGACTGTAATCTTGAACGAGTCATTGAACTCAATAGCACTGTCACCCAATCTCTGTTTAGAGAAATACAGAACCTGTGGATCTTCTGAGGAGACCACAAACATCCTGTTTTTAAACGTACCCAGAACAGACTGAGCAGGAGGTGCAATGTTGTCCAGAACCCCTCCGTTGGTATAGAGAGACTCTAGACCAATCAGATTTGCATCAGTGATTGATGAATCCACAAAGGTCACTGTGTCTGCAGACTCATCATTGGAGACAGACCCCACCTTGAAATACAGAGTCCCGTTGTTAGTGGTCCTGTAAATCTCCACATCCACTGCACTGTGATCTGTAATCCTGAGTGTGGGTATTGTCAGTGTGTTCTTGGAGGTGCTTCCTGTGGTGGTTTGTTGGACTCCAGAGGATGGTGCAGATCTGTGTATCCTGCCATTTGCATCTGTGAAGACATAGATCACTTTGTAACTGTATGTTCCTGCAGCCAGTGACCCACTGGACGTTGCAGTTGCACAGGACACGTTCTCAGGAAAGATGTGGAATCCTAACTCTGCAATTTCTTGGGTGTCATACAGAGATGTGAATCCTCCACCAGTGAGCAGAGACTTACCCAACTGCTTCGTCAAGAAGGTTCTGTTACCCTCAAAGTCCACAGATAATCGAGATATACCTTTCAGACTGTAGACGTTGTTTCCTGTACTGGTCAGTCTGGTCTGTACTTGTGCAGGACATTCAAAGATCCCTGATGCAGTGTTCAAAATACTTGTGGTTACACCACGGGTCAGGTGTGCTCCTGCTAAACCCTGTTTGTACTTTGCGAGTACCAGACCTGAAGAGTCGATGAGGAAGTATGTAGGTTGCAGAACACTCTCATGAATCACCCACAGATAGGTGGTACTAGAGAACTGGAAAGGTCTGGAAACCAATCCTACTGACCTCATGACCACTGTGGCAGAAGTGATCGAGTTTGAGGTGGTGGTGTAAGTCCTCTTGTTCAGTAGATGATCATAGGTATTAGAGTCATCATGCTCGTAATACACCTCCAAAGTAGAAGCATCAGACAGGATCATGGAGATCCGATTGATCTTGGTAGAATCTGCAGAGGTGGTGGACCCATCTGTGGTCAGATCCTCATTGAGATGAAAGACCTTCAGACCTGTTCCAGAAGTGCTTTTACCAAATGCCACATAGATGTCTGTGTCTATAGTTTTGTCTGCAGTGATGGTGAGAGAGTCCTCTGCCTGTGCAGAGATTGTAATCTGATCAGGAAAACCTGTAGACAGTGAACCCCTGGCTGCAGAAGAATCTATGTAACAGACCTTAACTGTGTTTGAGGTGTCTGCATAAGCCATGACACAGGAGTCAATTGTGGTGTCATACTTCACCACATCAAACAGAAATGAGGTAGTATTGATGTCAGATGCAATAGTGACGATAGACCCCAAACTTGTAGGTTGCTCCACATTGATCTGTCTGGCAGCAAGTTTCTCTACACCTGTGTCTGTGTCTGCATAGAATATCGTGATGTTCTTTCCTTGAGAAACCACTCTGGGACTTCTGCCATTGTTATCTACCAGTGCATCCTCTAATACCACTACACCATTGTCTGAGTCCAAGACACTGCAACGTACTCCTCCAGAGGTGTCCTCCCAAGCATAGACGATGATGTTCTCACTGAGAGCACAATCGACTGCACTTTGCTGATTCTCATTTCTGATGAGGTCTGTAGAGGTTGCATCTACTGATCTGAACCCTCCACGGTCCACCCACTTGGTCAGACCTGAAGCATACGAATAGAGTTTGTTGGAACCAAAGACCAGGAGTTCATCCTCCAAGGATGTCAGTGCTTCTCCAGTGGGGAGTGTGGACCCATCTACCAACTCTGTACCCAGAGCAGAATAGCCAAACCTCTTCTCCACAGATTTGCCCTTGGTGAAGACTGCATTCTCCAGTTCTACCAGTTTGGAAGAGAGAACTAACTTCTCATCTGTCTTGGTGTCTAAAGACCCAGAGAGGTCAATTGGGACGAGTGCTTTTTGGAGTGGCATTCTTAGAGTTATCTAAATCCAATAGGGCTTGTCTGTAACCTAACAACCGTTGTTGTTCTACTGAGAAATGGTTTAACTTTTCCTGGATTTGTATTAACTCTTGGTCTATCTCTTTTAACGTCTTCATCTAAGGCTTTGGATATTTGTCTTTTACTGCTTTAATTTTAGCTTTCCAGCCATCCATATCGTGATAAATTTGGTCAAGCTGTTCAGGAATTGGGTCGTAAGATTCGGCACGGTCTCGTTGGTATTGATTTGCTTCGTATTCTGCTAATGCAGAATTAAAATCAGATTCCGAACATTTTTTAGTATCTTTGACCCAAATAATGTCGAAAAATGATTCAGAATTTGGTGGAACGATATACTCATCACAATTCAATATTGTCTCTAATATGTAACTAATTTTTTCCGCCTGATTCATTGTTTAATCTCCATTGCTGTTATACGTATCGGTGTAGTAGTAGTTACATCCCATTGCCCGCTAGAGGTGTCATATCTTCCGCATCTGCAACTAATCACGATATCGTTAGTCCCATCACTTGTGTATTCTGCAAATGCGACTCCAGGTGCGCTTGAAAAGGAACCTGCTGAATTGTTATGAGCTTCTGTCCCACCAGAAAAATAGAAATTTGGCGTACCAGATGCCCCTGATTGGGCAAAATTAAGACCGCATTTTGTTTTGCGACTTGTACCATTTGATACGAGTACTGCTTTTCCACCAAGCGCCCAAGCTACAATCTTTGACCCATTTTGCGGACTTGAAAGAGTAAGAGTTGTTCCAAATGTGGACCCATCATCGGTAGCAATAACTCCAGATCCAGAGGTGTTTATAACAGAAACATATTGGATAACATGACCTGCAGGAAAAGTAACATCCGAATGCAAAGTAACCGCACTGGAACTAAGTGTTGCTAGGGTCTTAGTCGCTGAAGCATCTTTAATATTGTCTACTTGAAGGTCGCTAGGCATGATTTATTCTGGTTTAGTGGGAAATACTATCTTACTAGGATCACTATTAGATGCAGGTAGGTCACGCAAATCCTGTCTGTATTTTTTCATTGCATCAGTAATATTTCTGTCGCTTAAAGCGTGAACGTCTGTTTCTGTTAATAGCTGATCTCTTTTAAAACGTACTTCATCAAATAACTGCTCATTAGTTTTAGGTGGATTGCTAAAAGTTCCATCTTCATTCTGAATCATCCCACAACAAACATCATCTGATATTTCTGTTAATGTTGTGTCTGTTTCATACGTCTTAAAAACAACAATACTATTTTCAATCTTTGCGTATGCCATTTTTATTTAAGTTTTGTTATTTTAACAATAGTATATATGCTAACTACTGATGCTCCAGTATTTTCTGGAGCAACACCTAAACCGATAGTTGTCTTTGCAGTAGCAGTAAAATGCTTGATTCTGTAAATATTATTTGAGGTTAATGTGACGATTACAGCACCGAAACTTCTAGTTTGTGTTGAATCACCAAATGCGCTTAATTCAGATGACCCAATACCATTACTAACATATGCCCCTGCGGTTTGATCCCACAAGCGAGCATGGTGACGGTCTACTGATAAACCAGGAGCAGAAAATTCAATTAAATAAGTCCCTGCCCCTATTGTAAATTGTTTATTCCCAGAATCTACTGATACAATGCTATCGTCATCTTTGATAACAGTGTTTAAGTCCCTATCTTGATAACCATTCCCAGTAGAAGTACCACCATCTACATCTAAGGCTTTTTCATCACAAATTATAGCTACCGAAATAGCATTACCAGTACCACCAGCAGGGAAAATTACTAAAGAATCTAAAGTAACTGCACTAGATGACAATGTTGCTAGAGTTTTAGTGCCAGATTTATCTTTAATTAAATCAGCTTTTATTTCAGAACTCATGATGCCTACTCTTTAGGGTATTTTTTCTTGATTTCATCAACATTAGTTTTCCAAGCATCTAAACCTTTTTCTGTAATAAATTCTATTTGTTCTTCTGCAGATCCATACTCTTTTAAACGTCTATCTTTGTAAGTTTCTACATAAGGTTCTGGTTTTTCTTCTTTTGGAGGATCTGGAATTTTAGTTGTCACCCATTTTGATCCATCAAATTTACAAGTATGAGTTTTAGAATCAAAATCTGGAGGTTCTACATCAGTACAATTCCCAGGCATTAAATAACCACCACCTAGCGGATCTTTTTGTCTTTCTCTTGGTGATGCGTTGTCTTTGTTGTATGCAATCATTTTCAGTATTTTATGCAGTATTTTACACCAGCGTTAAAGGGTCTTGTTTCATCACCTGTTCTTGGGGTTCCGTTGGTTCCGTCAGTTATGGGGTCAAAAACTCTGCCAGTAATAACATCACTACCATTAGCCACGTTAGTTTTATCCACATTTATGCTTCCAGAGGGAGTCCCAAAAGTGTTAACGGTTTTAAATTCATGTCTATGACCTTGGAACTGGTCATTTTCAAAGCTACCGACTGACGGACCAGCAAAGTCGTTACCATCTGCCATATTGCTTGTGCCATGTGAACCAGTACCCCTTAAAAAAGCACCTTGTAAATCTGGTAAAGCAAACGTGCTTGATCCATCTCCTGCACCCCATGTTGTTCCTATAGCAGTAAACAAATCTGCATAAGTTGTTCTTGAAACTGTAGAACCATCACAAGCAAGCCAACCAGTAGGGACTGAAGACATACCAAATGGGGCAATCATACCTACTAATATGTCTATTTTGTTTTGTGTTATAACTGTCATACGATCACCAATGTTCCATGTACTGCCAGTGACCCGGCACTGGCTTCAATGTCGATCAGATTGCCCATGTCATTTCCATGCGTGGTGCATTTATATCTGAGTTGCGGAGCAGATGCTGCAACTACAATAGTAATGATGCCTGTGCTTGATTGGTTGTCCGTTACTCCAGTGGTGTATGCTGATCCTGTGCTTGCATTAATAAATGAGATTGGATGACTAGAGTAAGCAGGGTTACTAAAGTTGTAAGTTGACCCTTCTATCATCCTTAGTCTTGGGTTATTGACTCCATCAATGACAAATATGTTTGTGCCATTGACTGAGCCTATGGTCACCGTGTAGGTCAGATTCTCAGCACCCACTGAGATCGGTCCTGCTATCGCAGCGTTCTCTCCTGCACGGATGATGACATCATCATTGATGGTGCTTGCATTGCGGAACATAAACTCCGTGGACATCCCACCTGTTCCCCCTTTGGCAACGGTTTGCCCTCCTGCACGGATCTCAACCTCACCCTTTTGGGTGACTTGAGTCCCATCTTCTACTGATCCAATTGATTTCATTACTAACTCGCTGAATCTAAGACTGATGCGTAGACTGCTACTGAACCATCCACGTTTGCTATTGCCAGAGCATCCCCACTCTCTGCGACAAGTTTACCCTGGACCAATTCCACAGATCCTCCAACGGGTATTCTGAGGTTTTTTGCAATGTCCTGACTAGCAAGGGTGATGTCACACTCTGAGGTCTGAGTCGCATGAGTGTTACAGACCAGAATACCAATGATGACATCTGTGCTATTTGCAGTTAGAACTGTGCCAGATGTTGCTTTGTATCGATTAAATGTTGCCATATCAACCTAACGCAATGCTGAAGATTATTGCCTGTGAATCAGCGTATGATTTAGTCGCTGCTTGAAGTGCAGATGACGGGTCTGCATTGAGTGTGACGGTTCCTGCAAAAGTCGCATTTGCACCACTCATGGTAAGGACCGTTGCACCAGAAGACTTAATATCGTTTCCTGTTACAGTCAGATCTCCTCCTATGGTCACATTATCTGAGGTGTCCATAGTGATCGCAGTCCCACCATCTGATGCGAGAATCTCGTTTCCTGTGACCTTGAGCTTGGTTCCTACAGTGACAGTTCCTGTCCCATTCGGAGTCAGGGTGATGTCACCATCTGCACCATCTGTCAGTGTGACGTTTCCTGTGGTGGAGTTTCCTGTCTCGAGGACCAGATCAAAGTTTCCTGAACTGGAGATCTTGCCTGATGCACCACCATTCCCAACCACCACCTCACCTGTTCCATGAGGACTGAGGGTGATGTTGGAGTTGCCAGAGGATGTTCCAATACTGATTGCACCACCAAATGAGGTTGCAGTAGTCAGTACCGTCCCTGTCTCATCTGGCAGAGTCAGAGTCCCTGAAGTCCCGGTTCCTGTGTACTGGACAGTGACGAAGTAGTTGACCCCACTACTGGAGTCATCAGTCCTGTAGTTGTAAAGTTGGAACGAGGAGAATGCCATTTTCGCATACTCTGAAAAGGTAGAGTTATGCTGAAATGTGAAGATGTCTGAACTTGCTACATAATTAACTGCTGCAGGAGAAGACAGATTGGTGATAGACCCTCCTGCATTGACAGATCCTCCTGTGGTCAACTGGACCTGATTTCCAGAAGCATCTCTGTAGTAAAGTTCTCCTCCAAACGAATACAGTGCTCTCAACTGATCTGTGGGTTGTGAGGACTGATTCTGAAATGCAGACTGCTTAACCTCTGTGATTGCATTGTCATTGAACTCCAGTGTCCCATTGATGTTCATGGCACTTGGAGTAATCCTCACCCCCTTGTTAGAGGTGTGGTCATGAGCATCTACGGCATCCAGAGAGGTATTGAGATTAGTACCCCAATCTGGTGCAGGAGTGACTGCAACGGTGGATTTCGTAATCCCTGTAATATTCGTTCCGCTAGACATATCTCAAAAGAAGAAAAGGTCTACAATGACCGTTGCTCCTGCCTTCAGAATGATCTGAGTGTCAGGAAAATCATTCGTTGTTGTGGACACAAACACACTGGTATCTGCATTCTGTTTAGTGACGATGTATCCCACAAAGTTCCTTCCTAGTCCGTGATCCACAAGGGTGTCTGATGTCCCAAGTTGAACGTCTGTCTTATGCACCCCGTCTGCAAAGGGGAGTGACAGGAGAGGACTGATTGCAGTCCTGATGTTGCTTTGGAGTTGGTCAATTCGTGCATCACCTGTGTGAATCTCCGTAAAGTTGACTCTGCTCATGCGTAATAGAACTTATGATAACTGACCACATCTGTGACGGTTTGTGGCTCACCTGCATCACGGTTCTGAGACTCAGTAATGATCCGTTCACGCATTTGGTTTTTCTGCAGAAGCAATGCAGTCACATCTGCTTCTTCTTTGATCAGTATCTTGATTGCTGAGTCTATAATAACGTACTCATCCCACCCTGAGTAAAAGTCAAACACAGATTCTACTGTACCGATCAGAGTAGGATCTGAGAGTGCAGAGGAGTTCAAATCCGTGACAATCGTAGTGTTTGTAACAGACTGCACGGTTTGTTGAGAGTTGTAATCATCTGCCAAAAACCCTGAAACATTTACCACATCATCTGCAACGAAGGAGTGACTGCTCACCGTGTAGGTGGTAGTGGTTCCTCTGGTGACTCCAGATGGAGTGACAGACTCCAGTTTTCTTGGATCAGGGATGTAGAAGATCTTGATACTGTCATTTGTTGAGGGGAGTGGTGTAAAGATGATAGACCCCTTCTGAATGCGGTATCGGTAGTCCCTTGCCCGGACGGTTACTGAGTTTCTGGTTCTCTCAGCCCAATTGTAACGTCTAAGAGGTACAGACTCAGTGTTAGTCACCACCAAGTCCACACCTCTCGACTTGTAGAAATCTGATGGAAGACTGTAGGAATCAGTTCCAGAGGTCAGAGAAAACGAGTGGGAGGTTGTGAAGTAGTCCTCATTAAAGTTCTCGATAATGAGGTTATACAACTCCCCCCAACTGTTATTCAGATAACGTGTCAACTCTGTGTCTGTAACGAACTGTGAATTTTCGTTATCGGCACGTTGACGAGTCAACTGTCTCAACTCTGAAAGAGATACCAAATCAGTCATAGCTCATCACAATTCCATGCATTGCCATTAAGACCGCTTCCTCATCTCCGCTTTTGACTGCATCAACAAGTTCTTTAGCCATCTCTTTTTGCTCATCAGAGTATTCATACTCCTCCATCTCTTCTTCTGAGACCTCTTCAGTCTCACTGGACCCCCCCATTTTGGATTTGAGGGGGCCAAGAATGATGGTTGCTGCTTCAGATCCCATCATGTGATCTCCTTACGTGATGTCCGTATTTCGGAGAAACAGTGCAAAATGGACCTGATTGTTGGCATTGGCAGCAATGTCTGCTGCACTGGTGCCTGTAATCGTGCGGATCACCACAGTCTTTGCACTGGTGACATCGATTGCCCCAAACTGAACTTTGCTATCTCCTGCAGCATTGAGTGCAAGAGAGCACTGTCCAGAGATGAGACCTCCGTAGGTGTCTTCCAGTGTGACCGTGAGTTCACCCGTCCCGGTTCGTGCAACACTCCATCCCTTGCCAGTGTTATTGGCAGAGACAGGATCGCTTGAACCGTTGGTGGTGAATGATCCTGCAACGATCTTCATTTCAGGATTCAGGGCTTGTACGTCCCTGAAAACTCGACTTGCCATAATTCCTCCTTATGTCAATGCGATACGTGCGTTGAACCCAGGAGCATTACAGGCAAGTTGTCCATAGAATCCTACACGAATCTCTACACCATCGTCTGATGACTGACGAAGCATTCGGTTCCCATCGACATCAATGATGCTGACAGGTTCTCCAATGGTATTGAGAGACCATGTGTCCAGTTGAAGTGCATAGGCAATTCCTGCAGGACAGTCCTTGTCAGGAATGATCTTGGCAACTCCATAAGGGGCATACATCTCCAAGGATCTGTAACCCATTCCTGTCTCATCATCAACCTCACGTTGGACGGTTGACTCAAGCTCTTTTTCAAGAGCAATGAAATCGGTCATGGACACAAAGATGTGATCTGGAGCACCACCCTCTCTGGCTGCTCTGCCAAGTCCTGAGATGAGTGATTCCTCACGGGTTGCAGATGCAGCAACTCTCTGCCCTGCTAAACGTGTGGGATCAGTGCTTCTGTTCTGTCCAAAGAAACTGTCTGAACCTCCGGGGGCCGATGCAGGAAGCCAATCTGCAAGACCTGCAATCCCGTTGTCATAGTTACCTTCGACATAGATGAAGTCATTCTGAGCAATACCAGTAATACCACTGAGGTTTCCACTGGTAGTGATCTGATTGGATGTAGCATCACGGTCCACTGCAGAAACAGTAAGGGTTCCTGAACGAACTGATCCACCAGACTGAGTGCCGGATGTCACCAACTTCATGTTGACCTCAAAGTTGAGGGCATCTCCATCTGTTACCAGATCAAGTGAAGTGGTGGAGAATGAACTGTTATTCACTCGTCCGATGCTCATGTCAGAGGTTCTGAACAAGGACCGGGAGAGTGCATCACCTACACTCTTGGCAGTCTGATCAATCTCTGTGGTAGCAGCATCAAGGAATGCGAATTCGTTCCCCTGTGAGGCTAAAAGTGTCTCACCATCGATGGTTGCAACTCCATAATGTTTCTTACGAGTGAGCAGGAACTCTGCAATCTGAGTTGCAGTTGCATTGCTCTGAGCATTACTGAAGGTTGCTGATACACCCTGCGGTCTCCCGGTAATGATCGGGATAGGCATGGATTTGCCCCTGAAGTTTGGATTCTTCGGGACTAGGGTTAAGAACGGATGGTTCTTATATACTAAATCTTGTACTGGACGGTCTTCATAATAAATTTTGAGACTATTGTCCCATGCCGTCATATCGGTGGCAGATGCCATAGTAAGTCAACTCCAAATAGAAAGTCATTGTCATACTCCCTGTCTGGATTCGCGCAGAGTTCTTGCTGCTCTTTCGAGTGCATCAAGTCTTGATATTGGACCCTTCTTCTCTGCCTTCACCGGACGGGAAGTGCCTTTGTTAGAAAGTGTCCTCTGATGACTTTTTTGGACTTCACCCTGCTCTGCCTTTTCTGAGGGTGATGCGATATTATAAATCTTTTTGACTTTTTCGTTCTGTACTGCCTTATCCATGAAATCACGGTAGGTCTGTTCAACCTGCTTGAGAACTTCCTCATTGGTGAGGGGTTCTTGGTCATTCATGGCATAGTGTTTCTGAATGTCCAAAACGCTTTGTTGTGCTTCATCCCAGAAGGATGAAACCAATGGATACTGTTCACTCTCATCTACCACACTCTTCAACTCAGAAACGTAGGACTGCACCTCCTGGGAAGCCATTTCCTTCTGTCTCTGCTTGTCTGCTTCAAACTTTTCTTTCTTCAACTGTGAGATTTCTTCCTGCATCTTCTGCAGTGCAGTCTTCTCACTGGATCTGTTAAGCACCTGATCTGTCATGGACTCATAAGATGAGCCTAACAGTTCAGATGCTTCCAGATGTTTGCCTTCCTCAATGAGAGTCTGTGCTTCTCTGAGTTTACTTAGATCGTCATTCTTCTCCTTGAGTTCCTGTTCCTGCTTAAACAGTTCTCTCTTCTTCTTCGCAACCTCACTGAAGATCTTGGAAACCTTGGGTTCCTGCTTCTGAGGTTCTGGTTCTGGTGTCTCTTCTGCTACAGGTTCTGCTTCTACTTCAGGTTCTGCTTGAGCTTCATGGGAAGTGATCCCTTTCTGTCTGAAAAACTCTTTTGCAGAATCTGACAGTTGTGGAGTCTCCTCCACTACGGTTTCTTCTACGGTCTCTTCGACTACAGTCTCTTCGGTCATACGGGTAATGGCGATTCTGGGGTTTCTGGAGTCTCAGGCATCTCAGGCATTAAACCCGTTGGTGCAGGAGTCTCCCCTGCAGGAGAAGCAACTGCAGGTGATTCTGGAGACCCCTGCGGTTGTGCCTGTAGTTGTCTGAGCATGGTATTGCACTGGACAATAAAATCATCCAAGAGTGCAATCTTTTCGGGTTCTACACCCTTCTGTCTTGCTTCCAGATAGGCCAACTGAAACCTCTGTCTGGCAAGACTAAGATCCATGTACGGTTCTGGACCTATGTACTCTCCTTCATCCAAGATCTTGGAGATCCTCCACTCAATATCATTTTCTGCTGCTTCATAAATCTGTGTTACTGCATTCAGATCTGGGAAGTCGAGCAGTCTGGTGATCTGTTCCTTACTGTCTATGAGATTGATGTTGATCAACTCCTGGACGGTCTGCAGTTTTCCTGCAGGAAGTGACGGGAGAATGGACACAGGATAAGGTTCAAGAATGAACTCCTCCCGTGCCACACGGATCTTCTCAAAGTCCACTTTGGTGATCTCCCGTCTGAAAGTGGTCTGGACAGGGAATGATCCCTGCTCTGAGATAATCTCTTCTGCTAAGTCAAAGTAGTGTTCTGCAGCATTCATGAATGCTTGCTCATAACGTCTTCCAATGAGGATGAACCTCTCTGTCTCAATGTCATGGTAGATTCTGAGGGCTGCCCCTGATTCCAGACCTGCAGGTTTTTTCCCTGTGGCAGACAACTCTGAGATCCCTGAGATCTCGTATGCCCTCTGATACAGTCTGTCCAGATGGTTGTAGACTTCAGGGTGCATGGCTGCAGGAGTGTAAACCGTTGGTGGTTGACCGTTGTAGTGAATGATCGTTCCAGGTTGGTTCCTAATGTGAGAGGGTGCCACCTTGGACCCTGCCTGTAAAAACACTAAAGGAACACTCAGAAGGTGCATGGACTGCTGAATCCTGACACACAGGGCATTGATCTCTCTCTGGACAGGGTACAGTTGCTCTGCTAAAGGTATCCCACCAAATCCCACGATGGAATCACTCCATTTCAGGAACAAAAACGGAAACTGAGACCGTGTGTACTCCTCATCCACCAGTGTGACGTTCTCGATACAGATTACGTGTCTTCCATCACCTGATGTGGGAGATGTGGGCAGGTGCCATGCTTCCACACACTCAATCATGTCTGAATCTTCCGTTTCATACTGTTTTGAAGACCCAAAACTGTTTATTTGGTTGGCAAAACCCGGAAAACGGTCCAAAAGGAACGATTTGTGGACTTTTTTGACCTGATAGAGATTCTGAGGTTCTCCATACAGTGCATCATCCATGTCCCAGAGGATTTCATTTGCAAAAACCCTCTCGACATAGATTTTTCCGCTTTCTTGGTAGATTTTGAGCACCCCAAGGTCAAAAATGCAGGAATCCTGGAAGATTTTGGGCATCACCTCATACAGTTTTGTCTGCATGAACAGACCCTCCATCATCCTGCCCATCATCTTGGCTTTGTTACGGAGTGCATAGTCTCCACCTTCTGTAAGGTACATGGGTCTGGGTCTGTTCTTACCAATCTTGGAAGTGATGGTGTCAATCATGGACTGAGTGACATTCAACCTCATCTTCATGTCATCTTTACGGTGCATGGAGTACCCTGCAGACTTCACCACACCCTGTCTGAAGTCCTCTAACGAGTATGTCCTCTGTGAATACACCCTCAGATGCTCCAGATTCGCAATCATGCGGTCATAGTGATTGTTATTGAGTTCATGGATCACTCCCATCAACTCTGCATGACAATCATCTAACTCAGATTCCCACCAAAACATCAGCTTCTAAAATGTGAGTTTACCATTGTGTCCTGATCCACAGGATCTCTAAATTGAGGAATCACCTGTGGTTGCTCATCCATCTCCATGTTGAACTCCACACTGATTCCCATTCCCTCAAACGTCTTCACATTAGACTCCTTGAGGAATGTAATCATCTCCCTGATCTCTCTCAGGTTCATCTCATCTCTGAGCATTTGCTTTTCTTCTTTTAGAAACATCACCAGTTCTTACAACTCCAGTATCTTGCTTTGGTCTTTGGACCGGGAGAGTCACAGTTGTGCCGTGCTCTGAAGGACTTCCGTGCTGCAGGATTGGACTTCCTGATCTTCATGTTTGGATCTCCAAATCTCACAATCTTCACCTTGTTTCCATCCTTCACAAACACCTTGAACTTTTTAGACTCACCAGGAGTCCTGATGGGTTTGTTCAGAGTGACTTTCTTCCCTCTGTACGTTGCCACTACTTCCCCACCTTCTTCATTGCCTGTTTGTGTGCTTCTGTAAACGTTTTCCCTCCACGCATCAACTTCCTCATCATTGCCATGTGCTTCTGAGTGTGATGCTTGGAGTGCCTAGACAGAGTATCCTTCTGTCTTTTGGTCAACTGTTTCACTTCTTCTTTTTCTTTTTTTTCTTCTTACCGTAATTGACCTTCAACCCACCATACTTCTTCATGCAACTCTCCTTGCCAGTGTTTTCACATTTGTGGGCTTTCCTGCCACTCCCTGACGTTTCGACTGCTTTCTTTTGACTGCAGACCTCTTCTGTGATGCAGTCATCTTTGCAGCCTTGGCTGCAGGGACACACTTCGGATAACCCTTAGAACTGAGCGTGGCCTTTCGTCTACCACACTTGGGATGACCTCCTCCCTTCTTCTTTCGGGAGATGTCTACCCAATTCTCAGAGAACCACTTGGTTAAACCTCCTTGTGCTCGACTCACTTCTTACTCGATTTCTGGACCCTGTATCCACCCCCACGTTTCTTGTACTCACGGACCAACCAGGCGTTTGCATACGCTGAAGGATAGACCTTGAACTTCCTCTTCGCTGCAGCCTTGACCCTGCTATAGAGTGCTTTGTTCGTAGGGACGTTCTTGGAAGCCATTACTTCTTCTTCTTGCCCTTCTTTTTCATTTTCTTGTGGTATCCTGGCATATCACCTCCTTAGTTAAGTTCCCACCATTCCAATTCATCTTCTTCCTCCACCCTCTGTACCTTTGCCAACATATCGGACTCCATCTCCCTCTCCAGAGCATCAAAGTAGTCCTGTGACCCAAACTCAGGCTTTGGAGTCTGCTCCCTGTGGAGGTAGTGCAGTGCTTCTCTCCACGCATAGAGAGCAGCATCACAACAATGGTTCTCATTGTTCTCATTCTCAATGAACCTGCCCTTCTCCATCTGGTTCTGATCCCACTCCAAGAGCACCAACTCATCCACATACTGCTCCGTCTTCGGACCATGACAGATCTGAATCCTCCCCCTCTCAAAGTCTGAGTTCATCAACCGTATGTGATCTAACTTCCTCGACTTCTCTGCAGGGAACAGATTCAACTCAAACCTTTTGTTCATCTCCTCACAAACCATTTTACCGAGACCCCCGGTGTCTACGACACTCCTCACGAACCTGTACCTTTCTTCGAGTCTCTTAATCTTTTCCGCAATCTCTGCAATGGAGAGATGTGGAGCTTTTTCGGCATGTACTGCATAGACCTCTGGGACATCCTCTGAAAACGCAAATACCACGAAAGCAGTGCTATCCTCATATCCCAGATCCACTCCGAGTACGAAATCCCAGTGACTCTCTTCCAAGTCTGCTTCCACCAAGTTCTTCTCAGGAGAGAACCTGTAAACCATGCTCTCTTCATCCCTTGTCCACTCTCCAAGATACTCCCTCCTGAATATTGGTGTCTCATCACTCCACCCATTCTCCTCCTTCCTCCGTGCTAACCAATCTCCTGCACCCGGAAGATGGGGGTTGTCCAAAAGTGTCCAGTTGTGCCTACTCCAAGACGATGCTTCAAAAACATCTGCATCATAGAAGTACCCAGAACTGGAAGCATTCGGTGTCCCAAACATCCAAATAGACCCATCCAAGTCCAATGTCGCAGGTTCCAATACATCCTCAATCAACGTGTGTAAAATAGAAGTTCTCATACTCTGGGCTTCGTCTATCACACATAGCGAATACTTCGGTCCTCTCCACTTATCCACCTCATCCCTGTCCTGTGCTCCACCAAGTACAATCGAACTCCCATTACTCAACTTCACCGTCAGATCGTTCTGCCTGAACTCTAAGTCTAACCCAAATGCCCTGTCCATCTCTCCCAAAGTGTTCCACAAGATCCTCCTCGCATTCTTGATCGAGAGGGTTATGTAAGGACACATGATCCCTGGAGTTGAGATTGCTGCACTGAGTAACCCCACTGCTGCCAAATGTGTCTTTCCTGCTCTCCTTGAACACCGTGCTAACTTCTTCTTCCTCTCATCTCCAATAAAACCCGTTTGTGAAGGAAACAGACTCCTCTGCAACCCCTCACCCTTTAGCCTTAGCTCCTCCTGCTTTCTTTGCTTTTCCCGACTTCTGAACAACATCTGCTCCAGAAGTGCTCTTTGCTGTGGACTGAACCCCAGATCGTTCTTGACTGCCCTCTTCTTCTTTGACCCTGACTTTGTAGGCATCCTCAGACTCCATCATCAATATATTCCCCACAGGGATCATGTAACTCACCATCCTCCCATCTAACTGCGGAGGTGCTCCGTGTACCCTCAACATCCCATCCTTGAACTCCATCATCACCCCATGGTCTGTCTGACTCAATCCCCTACCAGACTCCACCCCAGGAAGACTCACTGAATTTGCAAATACCACTCTCTCAATCTTCATATCCACATCCTGTAAGGGTTCCAGACAAACTTCTTGTCCCTAAAATGATTCAACGCAGGTGTTCTATGAGAAACCTCCACATTGCCCTCTAAATACCGTAATCGAGGAAACCCATCCTCCTGGTCTGGTACCTCATCTCCCAACCCTGTACGGGCCAATAAATAACTCCCCAGACCCATTCTCCGTAAGTCCTTCTTCACATACACCCAGTGCAGACAGTCCTTCTCAAACACACAGTACCCAAACACATGGTCATCCTCCTCCGGGTCTGATGCCACAAGGACCAGACTGCGGTCTAAAATTTTTTTTAGGATTGACTGATGTTGGGAATAGAGGGGGGTACCCCCACCGGGGGGTAGGTTGATCGATGGGCTGCCGATCCTGCCTTCGTGCCAGATTGGGAACTGCAGAGCACTCCGCAGCCAGGAGGAAAGGATCAGGTTTCGATCTCCTGATCTCTCTGATCTGATCCAAACTGAGGACTCAAGAGATTCAGAATCTGTTGTGTCTGCTCTGTGATCCGTTCCGATCACTGATTCTATGTCCATCAAGTTTGATCTTGGGTCTGAGATTGGGACTGCATGGGCAGCACTCCTGAGACTTGGGAGGATATGTCCTGATCTTTGCGGATCTCATCGAGCAACTGTGTATCAGACAGTTTATGAATAGCTTCAACCGTGAATTTATTCTGAATTACATCTTGATACATCTCAGGTGCTCTGTTCTTCAGATAGAATATTTGAGCGGTGACGTTACCAGACAGAGCAGAATCGAAAAGTGCATTGGAGACTTTGCCAATTGCAGACAATTTCCCCTTTTTTATAGCCTGATCAAACTGAGAGAAAGCTGCTTTCTTCGCATAGACTGTGCGCTCATCCACTCCAAGCACAGTGGCAATCTGTGACATATTGAACCCAAGACCTGAATACTTCTCAACCTGCTCCAAGACAGACGGTGTAATTTCAAACCGTTTGCGTCCCGTTTTCTGCGGTTTTCTCTCAATCTCAACAATCTCGCCTGAACTCATACCCTCTATTGTCTCCAGATCTGTCTCATTCGTAAACTTAGTGAACTATGTCCAAACGTATTGGGTAAGCACTATTTGTCTCACTGTGTAAGATCTGAGCATTCAACTTTTTTTCTGTCAAGCAAAAAAAGTCTCACTTTTAACTTGTGTATACATCGTAAACCCCTCATTATTCTCATATCAGGAATGAGCCTGATACGTTTAGCACTCAATTAAGGAGATCAAAATGCTAGTTGATACAGTAACAGAATACACTTTCGCAGATGCATTCAGGCAGGTCAGACCTGAGAATTTCAGTGATGAGGGACTGAGAGCACTCTTTCAGTATCTTGATGACTTATCGGAGGACATCGGAGAACCGATTGAATTAGATGTGATTGCTCTGTGTTGTGAGTATTCAGAGTATGAAAACTTTGAAGAAATCAGAGACTACTATTCATGCTCCCATGACTTCACAGATATTGATGATCTGAGAGACTATACAACAGTGATAGAGATTGAAGGTTCTGAAAGTCTAATTATTCAGGACTTCTAAGATGGCTGACTTCATCAACCGCAGACGCAAAATGAGGAGACTCCAAAAGAGGGGTTTCCTCTCCTCAATAATCCAGTATTTCAGGAGACAGAAATGAAACATCCTAACTTTAAGCAAACTATGGATCTGTACGTCCATGTTTTAAACAATCCAAATGCAGACAGAGAAACAGTATTTGAGATTTTCGATTCACTTAAAGAAATGGGCGATTTCTTAGACTTTCTGAGCAAAGAAAACAAATCTTGGTTTAAGAGCAAATTAAACCAACACAATGAAATCTATAAGAAATAAGGAGACAGAAATGACAAAAAGAGAAGCTTATTTAATTGGCAGAGAAACAGGCAATAGCATTGCAGAACATAATTTTCATGACTTCATTAATCAGACTGATGAAGTGATTGATTTCATATCAACCAATCTCTATCAGGATGATGAACCTGTCTATCAGTTTCAGTGCTTAGTTTCACAGATTGAAAGTGAGCACTATAGACAGTTTTCTCCTTTTGAATTCACTGCACAGAACTTCAACGAATCCCATGATCCTGATGGAATGTGGTCTGAATATGAAAAAGGAGTTTGGAATGGATCAAAACAAACTTTTCACAAACTTAACAGGAGACAGAAATGAACAGAACAGAACTTAAAACTTGGATTGAAGAAAACTTGGATTGGTATGAAATGAGCCATGATTACAGTGAACCGGGATATTCACTTGATGAAGGAAAAGATCTGATCTTTTTCGCTGATTGGAATCAGGTGAAGGATCAGGAAATCATGGATCAAATTGAAGAAAATTTCATGGTTGAGTGGTCTGATGAGTGGTATCAATGCGAAGACTGCGGAAAGTCTATCAGGACTTCTCCTGATTGCTACCAATGGCAGCCCTATTATCACTTATTCAATGAATGTGAACCTGTCTGTTTTGATTGTATCAGTGACAATGCAGGACTTCAGGAAACTTTAATTGAAGACTTTGTGATTAAAGGAAATGAAATAGATCCTGAAAAAGACAGTGTAAATTTCAGGCTTTTGCAAATCGATAACTTTGAACTGGAAAAGCACTGTTTTGAGGTGATGAATAATGAGCACTATGAGAGTGGTTTTCATCCTGGACAGAATGATGATCCCGTCAAAATATTTAAAAACATGAATCAATCTTTTTTGGAATCAAATCATTTTATTTTTAAACAGTCTGAACAGAGTCAATTTTACATGAAGTTTGATCTTTATTTCAGACCTATAGAAACAAGATAGCCCATCACAAAGAGCATTCTTCGGAGTGCTCTTGATGATGGTCTTTTTTGGATCATCTTTTAACTTAATCAGGAGATCAGAAATGAAACTTGAATATAATCAAGATTGGCAAACTAAAGCACGGGGAAATAATGATGATGAATATCAGATTTATTTATCCTGTGCAGACGATGGGACTGGTCATGAAATCATGACAGGTAAACCGTTGAAAACTTATGATGAATGGTTAAATAGTTAACTCAATCAGGAGACAGAATGGATAATATCAAACTGTTAAGAATGGACAACTTTGAGGATGATCTTTGCGGTGTTGTCTGTAAATTAACTGATGAAGAAATTGAGTATCTAAAAAAGATCAATGAATTTGAAGGGATGTTTTTTGTTGATCTGATGTCAGGAGGTGACAACTTAATTTCAGAATTTTTTACAGATTATGAAAGTGCAGTAAATCAATTGATTAACTTTGTTTCATGCACTCCATGGAAGAAAGATAAAACTGTACTTGCTTGGGATATTCTCAGAGATAAAATCGTAGCTTAACAAAGGAGACAGAATGCAAATATCAGAAAAGCACTTAAAACGAATCAAGAAAAGAAATGAAAAGTTTCCATTAATGGAATACTTTCTTGATGGGAAAAAGTTGGAAGACTGCTCCAAAAAATGTCAGGAGCAAGTTAAGTGGATAAAAAATTTATCTGATGAAGATTATTAGTTATCACAGACTCCCACTCTGCCCCGTGCAGTTTGGGAGTTTTTTTTTGTCTCAAAATCCGGGGTGAAAATCCACTGGCAGAAAATCAATGGGTTTTGAATCAATGGGTTTTGAAAATCCAATTAAACTAAATCAATGGAGATCAGAATGGATGATATTCAGAAGATACAAGCAGCAGGTATTAAGCCATTAGACATAATGTTAGATGGTTTTGCAGAAGCTTGTTTTAATGAGAACAGTGTGGATGAATTATGTGAAGCATTAGAAAGTGGTTTTGATACCACTGATTCCAGAAATTGGAAAATCAATGAAACTGAATGGTACGAGTCAATCATTAATGCATTATCAGTTAAACTTTTTTACTTAGAACAGGAGACAGAATGACACAGACTAAAGCAGAACTTCAGGCAAGAGTAACTGAGTTAGAAACAAAGGTTAAGGAGTTGAAAGAAGAACTCCAAGAACGACAAGCCAGAATAAATAACATATCAGGCCGAGAATTATTTGTTTCTGGTTTAATTTATGATGCAAGCATAGCAGTGTTTGAGCATGATGAAGATGAGCCTACCTGTGTTTTTCATACCATGGATGATAATTGGTTATCTGAAGAAAGTTTAGTATCTGCAATTAGGGGCATGGATGTAGTAGATCCCTACATGGATGACAGGGAAATGAGGGTTCAATTCAGAGTATCGACTTTTGAAAGAGAGGAACAGAAAGCAGACAGAGAATTATCTGATTCATCAAACTAATCTCACACTTCAGGGGGAGCACTCTGCTCCCTCTCCCACCCAATTGTGCTAAAAACGCATCTCTTTCGCAAAGAAACACACCCACCCTACACACTTGTACCCCCAGACCCTTTTCTTCTCACTACGTCCAATCTAAGAATCCTGTGAGGTACGCTCAATGGATTTCGGATGTCTGAAAATCCAAATCTCAGAAATCAATGGGTTTCATCTTCTACCATCCTCCAGGCTCTCTCTGCATCATTGAGCATCTTTTCCTCAAAGGATTGTCTGAGGATGTACCACTGTCCACCCACCTTCTCTGCTCTGACGGTGCCTTTCGTACACCATCTGCAGACTGCAGCCTTTGAGACTATGAATCCTCGCTTGTGCATTTCGTAGATCACCTCTTTCGTGGTGAGGAGTTGTTGATTTTCGTTCATTGGTTCCTTTCTTACCAAGTGTGTCTGTTAAGTTTGGGGATCAATTCCCCCTCTGAGTTCTGCTCTGCTTCAACACATTCGTATTCAATCCCATCAATCACTTTGTAAAAAATCTTCATCGTGCTCCCATCCTCCATCGAAACAGTGAACGGGTATCTGGTGGGTTGAGGTTTCACTTTCTTCTCCTCGACTTCAGTCATCAGTTCCTCCAGTTTCCTCCGCATCTCCCCCTCCTCTGGGACGTAGCGTTCCTTCTCTGGTCCCTCCAAGAGTTTCTGATTGGGATCTGCCTTCCACCCTGCTTTCTCTCTGGAGACATGGCAGAGGTCTCTGAACCTCGCTATCGAGGGCATGAACTTCTGTTCCTTCAGACAGGTTCTCAGACCGTGTGCCAGTGCATCCTCAGTAAGATCCTGCAGTGAGGTCATCCAGTTCCCCCGGTCTAAGTCTGAGATCTCAATCGGATCTCCGTTGGGTTTGCGGTAGTTACTGCTCAGACTCTTGAGCACAGCATCAATGGTTTGGTTTTTTGCACTCATCAGTTCAGTTGTTTGTTGAGTCCACGTTGAAGGAGGTTCAGATTGATCAGTGCTTCTTTAGTCTCAGGTGCATTCATCTTTTCCTCATTTGCACTTTTTTCAATTTCATCTTTTGTTCTTTGTGCTCGATATTCTTTAAAGTTTGGCCCGTACAATGTTTTGGGTCTTAGATATTGATCCATCTTGGGATTGTTCAACCACTCTTCAGTTTTCACTTTATTAACATAAATAAAATCTTCTAAAGTAAATCCCTCATTGAACCGTGCCTTAATTTTTTTCTTTGTGTCCTCTGCCCACCACTGATGTTTTCTTTTTGATCTGTTATTCAAATCTTCAATGATGTCCTGATAAGGTGGAGGTGGAGACTTAACGACTGCACTATCTATATCTCTATTACTCAATACTGTAATATTTTCTATATAGTGTGCTTGGGTACCATGGGTGGTACCTGTGTCAAGTTTGGTACCCTCTTTTTGGGACCCTGTGTCAAGTTTGGTACGTACCACGGGTGGTACCCTGTCAGGGTTCAATTCGTAGGTGCAGACCCCCTCAGAGTAATCTCTGGAAAGATAACCTTTTTTCTCCAGATTTGATGTGGTTCTGGAGATATGTTGTTCCTGTATTTGAAGCAGTTCTGAGAGGTACCTGCGTTTGATCTGCTTCTTTTGTTTTCTGGAGAAACTTAATATAGCAAGCAGGACTCTAATCTCGTTTTTACTTAAATCAGAGTCCTTTACTATCAGTTTCATCACTTCCATGTGATTCATGAAACTAAACTCCTAGAAAGGCATCCCGTCAAAGGGGTCACCCCCGGTAAACAGTTCCTTCATCTTTATGTGGATGAGTTCTGTATCGATCACACTCTGAACCTCCTTGGAGAAATCAGACTTGGGGAGTGGCTTGATGTTGTAGGCAGTATCAAATCCATCCCCTGTCCGTGACACTTTAATGTCATAGTGGTTAGGGTTTCCAAAGTCCTCATCTCCTGCTAATGCGGAGATCTGATCCCTGATCGTCTTCTGAGTGATCTCCCAGACCTTGAGAGTCTCATCCTCATAATGGTAGACAGGCAATGCCCAGAAGAACTTAACATTCTCCTCACTCTTGGCCTGAGTGGTGCCTTTCTGGTCCTCAGTTCCTCTGATGGGTTTTCTGCTCCCATCATCCTGTGTGGTCCAACCCTGCCACCCCATGATCCCGGTACTGTCCTCAAATGATCCCAGGATACGGATCTTAACGGTCTCATCCTTCTGCAGTCTCAGATAACGGTTGTTGCCTGAAGACGGTTCTTTATAGTCCTGTGGTAAAAATCCCATACTCTTCCTTTCTAAAATGGGATGTGATCCTGCTTCTCAAGTTTCCCTGCTTCATTGCAGAAAGAACGTGCAGGACAGTAGCTCATACACCTGACTGCTTCTCCCTCCCGTGTCTCGATTGAGAGATTGTCTGATGGTTTTTCATTAATGTATTCCTGTGCTTCCTCCTTGGTCTGGCAGACTTTGACTGCTCTCTTGGCACCCTCCTTCTTGACTGCATAGGTAGTTTCTCTCTGCCATTTATCTCTTGGGGTACACACAGGTGGATCTGAGTTGAGGTGCAGTTGAATCCTAGTCTCAATGTACTCTTCAACAATATCATCTCCCCAGATCGGGATCTCCCTGACTGCAACGGAATGAGGGGGGTATCCATTCCCCCTTCTCATTCTCTCCAAACGGGACCAATCTCGCAGGATTGCAACCACTTCCAGGGTTTCGGCCTCCATCCCGTTTTTCTTTGCTAACCACCTATAAATGTTAAGTTGCTTCTCCCAATCACCTTTGTAGCTTTCATCTTTAACAGACCAGACTGAGGTGACCTTCCAATCCTGTATCGTCCTTCTCTCCACATCGTAAAGATCCATCTGTCCTGAAATCCTCTTGCCCATGATGTCTGCATAAAGTCTTTGCTCTATCTGATACTTGCCTGTGCTGCACTGAGCAGATCTCTCGATGATTGCATGGACTGACTGACCAAAGAGACTCCAGATCCTCTCTGAGACATCCTCAGTGATCTTCTCTCCATATTCCCCCATCAGCTTTCTTTGATGAGGTGGTGCAATCAGACCAGTAACTGAGAAGTCTGCATTGCCCTTGGTGTACCCATCGTTTCTGACTGCATCCACCAGAGGTTCTGGCAGACCTAATTCATTTGTGATTTTCATGGCTTTTCTACTTGTTTCTACTAAACGCTACTAAACGCTACTTGTGACCCCGTAATAGATTTCTGCTAACTGCTGATCGTCCACATAGCGGATCTTCCCGTTCTGTGTAATCCGCACCTTCCCCTTGTTAAATGGGATGCACCCCTTCTTTCTCCCGGCCTTGTTGCCATTTGCTGCCAGTTTTTGAGAGTGCAGTTTTCTTGCGTTCTCCAATCTCAGGCACCCACAACTAAAAACTGAGTTGGGATTAGTAGACTTAACTGATGCCCTCCTTTTCACCACTTCCTTACCGCATTCACACCTGTAGACATCAAAGGGGATCTTCTCTGTGTAGCTCTTTCTGGTGTAATGCTGAAAATGGTGGAATCTGACGAAAGTTAATCTATTGTGTGGCATCACATCTCTCTAACAGACATTGACTGTGAAACTGGAGATCAAAGTCCTCCTCCCACTCATCACCCTGCTCAATCAACTGATTGCAGATGGAGCAGTATGGTTCTTTGATCCCGAATCTAACTAGATTGTATTCCTCTGGTGTACCGATGAAATCTTCCATGACTAACCATTGACTTGATTTCTCACCCAAGACTCTGCTTGAGCTTTAGAATGAAAAGGTCTGATTGCCACAGACCCTCCCTGTCCTTTGTGGTTTTTTTTTACCACCTCCCACATCTGGTGAAACCCACTGTACTTAATCGTGTAACCCTTATATTGGTACTTCCTGATCCAGTCGTTTTTCACCCCACTCCTTATCTCTGGTAATTCGCAGATTCTCGTCTGCATCGATATGTAGCCAGACGGTCTTTCCACTGACTTTTTTTATTTCAACCTCTGCTATCACACGGTCACCCCGTTTAATGAAAATACCCTGCTTTACTTTTCTACTGATTACTAAACCCATATCACTCCTTTGATTGGGAGACAGGCAGGACTCCAGTGTGTGTCTGTCCTTTGAGAGTCAAAATGAAGGTGCAAAATGAACCTACCTACACGCTTTGCGAGAGGAGACCTGTAAGGATAGAACAGGTGGTGTAGGAATCTCTCTTAACCTGCCTCGTATTGATTTAACTCGTTGCGTAATTTTTTAATCTTCTTCCAAGTGTCATCACGGATAATTCTGACCACCTCCTGAACGTCCTCGATGGATCTCACAATGAAGTACCACCCGTTCTGGTCTTTGACTTTCCTCTCAAACTCTTTTTGAGTTTTGCTTTGCCCCTTACCTTTCCGTTTCACTTCCAACCACACACCGATACTGATGCCCTCTGTCATCACGCTCATGTGGATGTCTGCCATGCCCACATTGGTGGAGGGTCTGAATCTTCCATCTTTCATTGGGACTCCGATCACATTGATTCTGAACATCTGGACCCCCTCCTGCCACTGACCCCATGAGAGGATGGATGCCTGGATCTGTCCCTCAGAAGGATTAAACAGACTTGGCAACCTTATCCCTCACTTTGCGGATGGAGGACATGAGTTGATCCTCAGACACTTGCTGCCTTTGTAACGTCTCTGTCTTCCTTAGAGCA